CGCCGATCGGGCGGCTTCGATACCCATTGGCGGGACCTGGCCGACTTCATCAAGCCGAAGCGGATTCAGCTTCGCACGAGCAACACGCGCAACCGCGGGCAGAAGGAGAACCAACAGAGTCTCGACTCCACCGCGACGTTCGCGCTCAACACGCTGCGCTCCGGGCTGCACTCGGGGCTGACCTCGCCGGCGCGCGACTGGTTCAAGCTCGGGACGCCGGACCCCTCGCTCGCCGCCTTCCCGCCGGTCAAGGAATGGCTGCACGTCGTTCGACAGCGGATGCTCACCGTGTTCAGCGGCACGAACCTGTATCAGTCCTTGCCCACGCTCTACGGCGACTGCGGCTTGTTCGCCATCGGGGCGATGGGCGCGTTCGGCGACACCCGCGACCTGTTCCGCACCTACACGTTCCCCGTCGGCTCCTACTGCGTGAGCGTGGACGAGCGGGGCATCGTGTCGACGTTCGCACGGGAGTACGAGCGCAGCGTCCGGCAAGTGGTGCGGGAGTTCTGCGTCGACCCCGGCTCGACCGAGCTCCATCTCGAGCGGGTGAGCGAGCGGACCAAGCGGCTCTGGGACCAGGGGCACTACGAGGACGCCGTCCCGATTGTCCACATCATCCAGCCGAACGACCTGAAGCGCGACAACCCGCGGTCGTCGAAGGAATACGCCTTTTCCAGTTGCCACTACGAGCGGGACGCGCGCGAGGGGAAGGACGGCGACAAGTTCCTGCGGGAGTCCGGGTATCACGAGAACCCGATCATCGCGCCGCGCTGGGACGTGATCTCGGCCGACTCGAGCTATGGCGACGACTGCCCGGCAATGGTGGCCCTGGGCGACATCCGGCAGCTACAGACCGAGCAACGGCGGAAGGCGCAACTGCTATGGAAGGCCGCGGACCCGCCGCTCAAGGCGCCCTACAGCCTCCGCACGCAGAAAACCTCGACGCTCCCGGGCGACATCACGTTCGTTGACGCGCGCGAGGCGCAACAGGGCGGGTTCGCGCCCGTCTACGAGACGCGGCTCGAGGGGTTTCAGCACATCACGGCCGACATCCAAGACCAACGGATGTTGATCCGGCGCGCGTTCTTCGAGGACCTGTTCCTCATGCTCCAACTCGGCGACCAGCAGGGCGGCGACCCGCAAAAGACGGCCCGCGAGATTCAGGAGCGGCACGAGGAAAAGATGATGATCCTCGGCCCCACGCTCGAGCGGTTCAACGACGAAATGGCGAAGCCGCTGGTCGATCGCGCCTACGCGATGATGGACCGGGCGGGGATGATTCCGCCGGCGCCGAAGGAGCTCGAGGGCGTCACGCTGAAAGTCGAGTTCATCTCCATCCTGGCGCAGGCGCAGAAGCTTCAGGAAGTCCAGGCGCTCAACGCGATGATGGGCTCGGTCGCGCCGCTCGCGCAGTTCTGGCCCGAGGTGCTCGACAAGATCAACGCGGACCAGGTCGTCGAGAACTACCAGGAAGGCTACGGCGCGGACCCGCGGACGATCCGCTCGACCGAGGAAGCGGCGGCCCGCACGAAGGCCCGCGAACAACAGCAACAGATGATGGCAGCAGCGGCGGCGGCGAAGGATGCCGCGACGGCCGCGGCGACCGCTGGCAAGGCGCCGATCGCGCCCGATAGCGCGCTCGATCGGATGCTCACCGGCATGGGAGGGCAACCGTCGTGAGTATTCGTGTGCTGCACCGTGTCGCGCGCCGGCATTCCCCAGCGCACCCACACCGACAACTCCTCGGCGATCCCGCGCGCCGGTTCGCGGACCCACCGGAAGAGAACCCGGTCGACATCATCACGCGCCCGACGGCGACTGTCCCACGCGCGAACGGCGCCAGTTCGTTAATCCATCAAGCGAGTGTTGTGTTTGGGCATGTCGCGATCATCGCCCTTGGCGGCAGCGTCACCGGGGCGCCAGCGGCGGATCAAATCATCACGGATGTGTGGTCAGACGTCATCGTCGACGTCACAGCCGCCCCGTACGGCAACGTGGATACCGGAGACATGTACTTGGAGTATGAGGGCTCTGGTCGGGCTGCCTCGGCCTCGACGAGCAATGCGGTGCTCGAGGACGACTCCGCGGTCAATTTGCTGCCGTGGGCGCCGGCGCAGCTTTCGAGCGATACCTGGAACGCGCTGGGCGACTACATGGGGAAAGGGCTCGCCCTTGAGATCCCTAGCAACCTCGGCCCGTTACATGATGGCCATCCTGCAAACACGATCGCGATTGCTACGGCATTCCTAGTCAGAGATCGCGCCACAAGTCGCTACTTGACCGTCGACGAATCCGGTTGGAATGAAGCCACGAGGACGTTCGCGTAATGCCGCGCACCCTTGACGGCGATCCGGCGATTCAACGCAGCGCCAGCGACGAGCGCGACGTGGCCCGCGGCGACTCGCTCTCCCAGAAGCGCGAAGCCCGCCAACTCGAGGCATGGAAAGCCGTCATCAACGGCAAGGCGACGGCGTCACAGGCCCGCTGGGTGATGTGGCAAATCCTACACTTCGCCGGGATCGAAAAAGACGCCATGCACGAAACCCCGGAACTGACCGCCTATTGGTGCGGTGTTCAGAACGCGGGGCGCTACGTCGCCGCGACGATGATCGCCGCCGACGAAGAGGCGTTTTACCAGATGCAGCGCGAGGCCCGTATTCGGCTGCGCGCCGAGGCGCTCGAGAACGAAGCCGGGCGACCGTCTCGTGACGAGGACCCCGGCGACGAGGTGTTCAGACAATGACAACAGCAGCCGCCCCGGCAGCCCCGGCCGCTCCGACCGTTCCCGAAGTTCCGGCCGCGCCGGCGCCTGTCGCGCCCGTAGCCCCAGCATCTCAGGTGCCACCGCCCGCAGCGCCGGCACCCGCTCCAACGGCCCCGGTCCCTCCGGCTCCCGTAGCAGCCCCGGCTGCCGCGACGGTGCCCGAGACTTACACCTGGACGGTTGGTGAGGCGGATCGAGCGTTTATGCCCGACGCGCACTTGACCCGGTTCGGTGAACTGGCGAAGGCGTCGAAATGGTCCCAAGCGGACGCGGATGCGTTCGTGGCCGAACAGATAGCGGTTCGGCGCGAGGCGTCCACGATGCTCCTGAACGAACTGAAAGCCAACAGCGAAGTGGGCGGCGACAAACTCGCGGTCACACAGCAGGCGATCGGCGCGTTCGTGGATCGGTGGCTTCCAAAGACCGACCCGCTCCGGGCAGCTTGGGACACCAACGTGACGGCACTCGGCTACGCGAACTTCACGCCCCTCGTGGTGATGCTCGCCCGCGCCGCCGCCTCGTTGCAGGAGGACCGCCCGCCAATCGGGCAACAACCGGCCGCGGAGGGCTCCGTGCCTGGCTACGAACGACTGTGGCCCGGCGGGGGTAAAGCGGCCCAACAGAAACAGGCGAAAGCCTGAACCCCTAGAAGGAGGGGCGCTATGTTGCGACTCTTTTCGACCGTGCTGATCCTGCTCGTGCTGGCAGGGAATGCACTCATGGCCGCGACGGTCGGCCAGCCGCTTCCCCTAGATCACGTGTCGCTCTTCACGTGGTTGGGCGGGGCGATTGCCGTATTCGGCGTGTCGGCCATTTCGGCCACCAACCTGACCCTCTCTGACCTCGCCAAGCGCAAGGACCCGAACGGCGCTGTCGCCTTCATCATCGAGATGCTGTCGCAGCGCAACGAGTTCCTCGACGACATGGTGTGGAAGGAAGGGAACCAGGACACCGGCGAGCTCACGACCGTTCGCACAGGCCTGCCCGACGTGTTCTGGCGCCTGTTCAACCAGGGCGTCGCCACGAGCAAGTCCACGACCGCGCAGATCGTTGATCGGTGCGGCATGATGGAAACGTGGTCCGAGATCGACAAGGACCTCGCCGAGCTCGGCGGCAACGCGATGGCGAAGCGCCTGAGCGAGTCGCGCGCGTTCTTCGAGGCGATGTCGCAGGAGTTCTCGTCGACGCTGCTGTACGGCACGTCCGTCGCGCCCGAGGAGTTCATCGGCCTGGCCGCGCGCTACGCCGATACGACCGCGGGGAATGGCGACAATATCGTGCTGGCGGGGGGCACCGGAAGCACAGATAACACGAGCATTTGGCTCATCGCCTGGGACGAGGAAGCTCTCTGCGGGATCTACCCGAAGGGCAGCGACTACGGCATCGTGCACGAGGACCTCGGCATCGAAACCGCAGAGAACGTGAACGCGGTGGCCGGGACCCGGATGCGCGTCTATCGCGATCGGTGGCAGTGGAAGTGCGGCGTGAACGTGAAGGACTGGCGGCAGGCCGTTCGCATCGCCAACATCGACGTCAGCAACCTCTCGAGCGTGTCG